ATAAAACTCTAAGATCGGACGATCGGGTAGAGCCTCTGTGGCACTGCTTTACGACTATGGTGTGGCTTGCTGACCAAAAAGTGCAAGATCAAATTTATAGAGTTTTCCTTGCCTCTCATCTCGTGAGTGGACATAGATTCGTGCGGTTTTTCTGCTCGGTTCCTCAGCAATGGCTGAAGAAGATGGCCAACAGCGGGTTTCGGGAGATGCTTTTCTGGGCACTCTACAAGAGAGGCTCGGAGAGGGCTCACTCCTGGAAGGGCTCGGCTGGGAAGGTGAGACAAGGCTTGTCACCGCCGACAACTACCTGGAGAACCTGATGGAGGCCATGCTTGAGCCTGACATCGCCATTTTGGTCGTGTACTTCCAGGTGACGAAGGTGGAGGAGCTGGTCGACGGGACCCTCAAAAGGAATGTGGAAGACACAACTGCCACTATGAGTTATGCCATAGTGACTGGGGATCTTCATGTCGGACAGAGCTCCTACACTGGCTTGCTCAAGTTGCAAGGCTTCCCTCCACCGGCTGCAGTCTGGGACATTTTTGCCAAAAGGGGCGTTGTTGGGGCCACGCTGGTGAACTTCGAGTACACCGAAGACTGGGCCAAGAACGATCTGAAGTTCACAGCTGGGTTTTGTGACATAACTTCCAAGCCGCGCTTCACGTCCCTTTCGGACAGCCGGTTCCTCACCATGTTTGAGACAAATTCTGTCCCAATCATGTCGAAGATCCTTACAGCCCTGGCCTCCCATTATCCTTGGGTGGCAAAGGAACTGACGGACTACGGAGAGTACACCACTCCGGAAGAGATGGAAGTGCACTACCGACTGCCTCCTGATGCGGGCAACACTTTGCCCCCCGCTGAGTTTGACCGGAGGCTGAAAAGTGCACTCGCTGTCTGTGTGCTCATCCCTGCGTACAGTGATGAGAAGTCCACGGCGACTCAGGTCTGCAAAAGGATCAGGGCAGCCTGCGTGGCATATGGCTCTAATGCGCCCGAGGAGAACCACATCTCAGACGCCATGAACCACTTCGTCAAGAGCAACCAAACGCTTCCCAACGAAGTGACCGGAGTCATGGGCGTGTTCATGGGTCGGGACAAGGACATGAACTTTGACCTACAAGTCCTGGAGGAGAACATCCCCAACGCCGCGGACTTGAAAAGAGCCGGTCACACCACGCATTTCCCAGTCCAGCTGTACGGCCAGGCTCAGATGGTGTACACAGGCCACCACCAGAGCACCATTGGCTTTGTCCTGGAGCTGGACACGCTGATCAAAGCCCACAAGGTGGTGATGAGCCCTAAGGTGGTGGAAGAGCAGAGGGCGGTGGCAGCGATGAGGGCTTTGGTCACTGGGCGGCCCTTCGTGGCCATGACCTCAACTCAGGTGCATGCCCTGAGAGTGGAGTCCTTCCCCTGCCACGCGTATTCAGCTCTTCATTATAGGCTGAATAACTTGACCAGCGACGATGAACGGGCCACCTTCAAGAGGTTCAACTTCGAGGGAGTCGCGTCCCACCTTAAGTCCGTGTCTGATAAGGAGCTTCTGAAGGCCAGAGTTGCCGCCCTTCCAGGACCGGTCTTGAACGACGTTCTGGACCAAGTCAAGCACGCCTCAAGCAGCCAGGTAGATAGCTTTCTATCCTTGGTCAAGGATATCTCGGCCGAGACGCTGTACCTGCAGTGCGTCCACACTGGGACCACTGGCCCTTGGTTCGCCAGGGAGAAGAAGAAGGCGGATTTGGCAACTCAGATGAAGTACCAGACAGCCTACGTTGCCAAGGCTGAAGAGTTGATCAAGGGTCAATGTGCGGCTGTCCGAAATTCCATCATGCACAAGGTCCCGCGGCCCAAGCAGGGAATGGCACAGGTGGCCCTCCAAAACCTGGAAGAGCGATTCAACAGGGATGTGAAGGGCGCTGTCTCCATCAGGGACATACTGATCAACGCTGGTGGGGCGGACGACTCAGCCCTCCTTGACCAGTATCTCAAGTACTATGAGGGCCTGGTGACTTCTTTGAAAGATGTCGAAAGGCAGGTCCTGGAGTCCCTGGAAGACGACTAGCAAGTCTCTCCTATGCCTGGCCAGGTCTCGATCATGCCATGAACAAAAACTTCAAGAACAGATTAACATGCCACCAGTCGAGTCATCACATGGACGCAATTAGTCTCGCCGTTGTGCTGGCGTCGGGGGCTGCCACTTTGTGGATCGGAAGGGCACTGTACTCGGCCCTACTCTGTTCTAACACTTCAGCTGTCCCAAGACTGGAGTGTGGTAGTGGGGACCAAATGCCGCACACCACTTTTCCCATGCTTGGTAAAGATAAAAACTTCAAGAACAGATTGAAAGAGGCCACGAAAGGTTCCCCGATGTCAGACAAAGACAAGGACGAGTTTTTCAAAAGTGTGCAGGAACTTGCCAAGGAGGGGAAGGGTGCTACCCTTGTTGATCCTGCGGACGTCCAGCTGACTGAAGCTGACAAGGCCAAACTTACACTTGGGTTTGGCAGCTTTGTCACTGCGCCAGCCGAGCCAAAGATGCAGGACTCAGCTCCGGTGCCCGGGTCGGAGAAAACCAAGGGAGGCCAGGATGCCCCGAAACCCTCGGCTGATGATCCCCGTGGGGTGAGCTCCAAGGCGAGCCAGGAACTTGCTGGCCATGCAGAGGGTCATCCTGAAGGACCGGAGACAACTGAGGCAACCAACCCTTTCAAAGACGCCAGGGCAGGGACCAACTGGAAAGGGATCCGCACCCGAGGGAACAGGAGCAAATCCAGGTCGCGGTCTTCAAGGTCCAGAAACTCGGACCAGCATTCCACCCCGGGGGCCAAGAGACAGAGTCCGAGCAGCTTGATGCCTGCAGAGTTCTTCAATGAAGGGTTCGACTACTTCTTGGACGAGGACGGGTTCTACACCATCCCCGGTAACCTTCGAGACCAGATAGATCGAATGCTTCCGGATGGGAGCGGGGCTGTGTGTCCCGGAGACCTGACGCAGGCTCACCTCGAGGCCATCTCCAAGTTGTGGATGGCAGATGTGTGGGCCCATCTCGGGGCAACAGAGGGGCTGGATGATCTTCGCTTCTTTGTGAAGATGATCCCGCGGGCCTGGTCCCACAACACCAGAAGGAGGCTCATCCCAATTGCTGGGGCCAACCTGCAGTGTCTGTTGGCGCTGGGGCTCATAGCTTCCAAAGGCTGGGTTACCGGTGGGGAGACGTTCGAGCTTCTGACGCAGCAATTGTGCTCGCTCCCTGAAGAGTGCGTGAACATCGGTGGGCAGGACATTGGGCCCGGGGTTAGCGCTACTGATCGGTCGGACGCCATAGTGAGCACTATGGGGGTCCTCAAAAAGCAGCTGGTCGAACGGCAGAAGGGGATCGAGAGCAAGATCGAAGAGCTGGCCACATCGGTGCTCAAGCTGACGGGAGTGCTCTCAGGAACACAGCTCGCGGGGAGTCAGACCCGCCTCGGGCCACCTGGAAGCTCACAGGCGAGTGCTGCATCCGTGGCCCCCTCTCTAGCTGGACTTACCAAGCAGCCTACGCCGTTTGCCCAGAACCAGCCCAACTCCACGCTTGGATGGGGTGGACCCAAGCAGTTTACTCCTCCGTCCAAACCCCTGAGCCTGAAGCCCTCCAAGAAACCTGCCGATCGGTCCGGGTTGTTCAAGAACTATTAAGAAAAACTTCAAGATCACATTTGAATATGGCAGCAAGGGTTCCCAACGCTCCCTACGCTCCTAAGAATGTGGTGCAGTATGGCAGGCACTTAGATGTCGCTTTGACCACCAACAAACCGGAGTTTTTCACAGCTTTCCCGAAGCGGTTCCCATGGGCAGGAGGAGATTGGCCAGCCGAGGAACTAGTGACTGATCCAAATGGCTTCGTTGGCGACACACCGATATTCTGTCTGATCGAAGACACAATTCTCAGTAGAGCAAATGTCCTGTTCGCCAACGCAGAGAAGCCTCTCGCGGCTGCTTTGGCGGCAACAGAAGAGTCCATCAGAGTTCAGGCTAGGGTTATTTACGGCCCTCTGGGGGTAGACACTAGCTGCTCGGTGGACGGTCTTGGCCATAAACTGACGGAGAACCAGGCACTTTTGAAGGCTTGGCGAGGGAAGCTCGTGGTCTGCAAGATCCACTCTGAAGTGGCCCACGCCGCATCCCGGAAGGAAGGAGAGTTCTCCATCAAGACACTACCCGGAATCGTCTTCCGGCGATCACTTGTGAGGCTTCCGACTCACGGGAAGAAGTTTGCCATAATAGACTATACTTGGCTTCTTAATGTCCTTGACAAGATTGAGGCCAGATTCCATGCTGTGGCTTACACGGTGCTTGTTCAGGACATCCACCCTTTCAGAGGGACCGGGTTTCTCGAGCTGACCTTGAGCTTGTATGACCACCTAGATGGTGTCTACTCACGCTTGGGGTCCCAGGCTTGCTCAGTGTTCAAGTTGCTGGAGGCACTAGCTACTGGGGCAGTGTTGGAAGTTTTCGGAGACGATGTGTCGGACGTTGGGTTTCTGCAACGAACACTGGATAGCTTGGCTGCCGACAAGCGGTTAATCTGGATTGAAGCTTCCACAATAGCAGAGCGGTTCAGAACCTACCTAAGAGCAGTGGGAGAGGCTGGGGTGCACGCAGTGATGGAACAATTCGGACAGGAGAAGATCCACTGGCTGCCCGTGGCATCGGAAGAAGAGGGGATGAAGAAGATGTACAACTATGGGACTGAAGTGCGGGAAACCGATTTCGAGTTCATCCGGGAGGTCAGGGGGGTCATGTTCAAGCGCCTGCTTCTGAACTACTACACAAAGGAGGGCTCTCTTATCCAGGTGGAAGAGGACCTGTTCATGGATCAGAGGATACAGGACATCTACCGGTCCGGTGTGTGCCCTTCCCTCGCAGAGCTCAACAAGATCCCCAACTCATCGTGGGCGGAGCTAATTCCCATGAAGACATTTGACTTCAATTACATACCTGACCCACTGGCCCTGATGGACGACAAATCTTGTGGTGTGGACCGCGGGCAAATTGCTCAGTATTATGCCGACGTGGTGCAGCGAGAGCTGAATCTTACCCCTCCGGGGCCCAAGCAAGAGCGCCGCCTCATTCAGTGGATCCTTGACCAGGAAACTATAGACATAGAGGTCCTGTTCCAGACATGCGCTGAACTGGGAGGGCTGCCCTTCGCAGAGAGAGTGATCGCACTCTTGGGAAAAGAGTGGGAGAACAAGTTCGATCTCAGGATGTACTCGGTGCTGCATCCTCACGTGAGACTGCGAGCGTCCACCCTCGAGCGGAACATCAAGGACACTATCTTTCCGTACATGCACGAACAAACTCTCAGTTTGCCTGGTGCAGACCTCCTGAAGAGGATTGACCGATTTTCTGCGACTATGGCGGACCCAGAGAGGGTTGTGGTGGCGATACACCTCGACCTCAAGGCGTGGAACCACTTCCACTATGAGTCTGCGACATACCCCACACAGAACCTACTCAATCAACTGTTCGGGGTCACCTGGTGGGATCAGATGATGTGGCCCTTCAAGCAGTCGGTCTTTGTGTCATCCGAGAGCTTCAATCCTCCTGGCATCCACGGTCGGTTCAACTATTGGGAAGGCTACAATGGCGGAAACCAGGGGATCTGTCAGTGCTTGTGGACATTCCTTACCCAGGTCTGCATCCACAGGACCATGGAGGATTTCACCACCGGATACGAGCTGGCCGGTCTGGGGGACAACCAGGTGATCCTAGTTGATGTGACCGATGTGTCTGACAGGGCTGGATTCCTCCTCGTCCTGCGAGCTGCTCTTGACAGAAACTTCAGGAAACTAGGATTGGAGCTCAAGCTAGAAGACACGTGGCACTCATCTATGCTGCTTGCATATCAGCGCAAGTATTACTACAAAGGTCTGCCTCTGCTAGGAGGGCTGAAGCAGTCAGCCAAGTTTGCCGCGGGAGTGACAGATGGAGTGTATTCCATTGACGCCCACTGCCAGACGGCGATGGGGTCCGGCATGACATTGGCAGGAGCTGTCAAACATCCCTTCATCGGCCCGTTCCTGGCATACATGGAGATGCTCAGTGGTATCCTGGCTAACCCAGATTGGAGCCAGATGTTGGGGTTGGGGACCAGGAACCTCACTGCACTCACCTGGGTCGGCTCTGAGCTCGGGTACTATTCCACTCTGCAGCTCCCGGCATTCATGTTCTCAGGGAACAAAGATCCCTTGTCAGATTCCCTTGCGCTGCTGAGCAAGATATTTGCCGAGTACCCTGAATACAGGCAAACGATTGGACGCTTGGTCAGCTTGCAGGTCGGTCCCCTTGACCAAGAACGGGTCCTCGATTTTGTGCTGAATCCCCTTAGTCCGAACTTAAAGAGATCTCCCACAGTGGAAGGGAGGCTTCAGCGGATGACTGAGGATGGACTGATGACGGGAGGCAACATCAAGAATAGAACTATCTCGGCACTCTTCCAAGTGTCTCAGCGGGCGCAAAGGGTGGAGCTCGCACACCAGCTGTGCACCATCCGGCCGTTGAACATGTCGCTGATTCACTCTCTCTACGAGAGCAGCCACATAGGGCAGGCTCACTCTTCAATCACGAAGGTCAGCAAGCTGAAGTCGCTTGTCAAGCTGGCCGAGAAGCAAGACCCAGACATCAGGGAAAGAGGACTTGCAATGGCCACACTCAAAATTGACCGCCAATACGCTCGCGAAGTCGTGCGTCGGCTTGAGACTCCTGTGCTTCCGGCAGCGACCCTGATAGACCAACTCACTATCGGCTTCAGGGCTCAGTACCTCAGCTGGTGCGAGGCAGTAGAGTGGGACCCGCGCTGCACTTTCTCTGCCAGAATCTTTCTCATAGCCCACACCTGGGGCTTGGGGCACATCGTGCCCAGAGGTCCCTACATCCCAAGCGTCATAGAGCAAGTGTCCATCCAGACCTCCATCACTGAGGCCGAGGAGGGCCACTCCGTTGTGGTCACCCCAGCTCATGATATCCCTTGCTTGAAGGAGACTCTGGAGGCCAGACGGGGCCCGTTCTCACTGTATGTGGGCTCTAAGACACCTGATCCCACTCGGACAATCCGGCTTGTTAACTTGGAAGGCCTAGATTTGGCAGGGATAGTCAAATCTTTGACTGCGATGTTCTCGTGGATAACTTTCAAGGGGAAAGACTCCAATATCATGCACGCCCTCTCTGCGGAAATGGAGTTGAGAGTCCCAGGGCTGGCAGAGCATCTGGAGACAGCGGGTTCATTCATTGTGGGGGGAACCATGGAGCACCGCTTTTACACTCGGGGGACCGACATGGGAGCCTGGGCTCTTGGAAGGAGTGTCGTGTCCACTTGGTACCGGATGTCCACGGACAGAGCCACCAGGTTCCAAGACTCAGACAGCAACAGGCTGATCTTCTTCCAGGGAATCTTGCAGCACGTAGTGGCTACACTTAGGGTGGCACCCATCCAGCACTCCTCTTGCTATGCCGTGGTGAACCTGGACCACTGTTCCTACATGGTGGACGAGTCCGATTATGTGTGTCCCGTCCCTATTCGGGAGCCTCCTCCCGAAGTCGCCGCCGTTTTCAGAACGTCTCCTAGGTCGCTGGAGCAAGTGGCCGCCGATCTCAGTTCCAAGGCCAAGGTAATCTCCTTGGGGCTAATGACTCCGAGCACAGACGTCGAAGGACTGTCAGCTGCACTGGCGTCACAAATGGCCAAGATAGTGCAGAAGTACCAGCTCGGCAGGTTCGGGGGTGGCACAACTGAGGTCACGCAGGGTGCAATGCGATCTCCAATCAACATAACTCTGGTTAGGAAGGTCCCCTTGCTTACTCTCCTCCGGTCCCTGTTTGTTGCGCTCTCATTTCACAGATGCTTGGGCCCCTCGTCCGGGTACCGTGGTTGTCGCCGGAGGCTTCGCGTTCTCACCTCAAACTCCACGGGGTTGCAAGATGTTGAGGCATTCAGGCAGATACTGGACACGCTGCTGACAGCCGGTAAGATTCTTGAACTATCGAGGATCGTAGGGTACCCTCCGTCATGGTCCGTCCAACAACTGTCTGCCAAGGGAGTCCTATTTTTGCTGCATGCACTGGAGGTGGCTGCTGACAGTCTAGGGGACAGGTCAGATCACGTTTCTCTCGTGATGGAGGTCAAGAGGCCAGACGCTAGCTTTCTCGGCTTGCACCACTTCCTAAGGTCATGGTCCCCTCAATACAGGAAGGCGCACAGCAAATCGGATGGCCTGGATCCGCTTGGCTATCTTGCTTCTCGGAACGGATATGCCCACCCCCTCAAGGTGTTCATTGTCCCAGAAGTGGATGTGCTCGTTGGCCTATCTAGGTACCTAGACCCTTCAGGAGAGGAACCAGTTCAGCGAGAAGCACTCGTGACACTTCCACCTCCAGCCCCTCTTGGGCATAGCGGGGGTGTGCCTCTGCCAGTCGGGCTGTTGGGAGACCCTGGGATGACTATCCCCACCCCTGTCGTCGGCAGATCCAGGGCACACTTTGCGGGCTTCGGAATGGACAGTGAAGAAGCTGTTGACCTGACTCAGGTGGTGAAGTGGGCTGCCCCATCCTCAGGAGCAAGGCTAAAGTTCGCAGAGATTCTTGCTTACCTTCCAGAGGGACTCGGAGACTTGAAACTTGGACTGTGTCTCGCTGAGGGAGCAGGGTCCGTGTGCAGCCTCCTCTTGCATCTAGCACCTGATATTCGAATTGTTTTCAATACTTTGGTGATCTCTCAAAGCATGAGCAAGTCAATCGGAGTCGGGTACTGGCCTCCTTCTATTCTGTGCCCATGTCAAGCCAATGGCAGAGTGGTCAATGCCCCTTATGTGAGTAAGTTCTCTGGAGATCTCAGGAAGTCGGGAACCTGGCAAGAGCTTGTGGCTTTTCTGCGAGGAGAGAAGACACCATTGGACATCTTGACTTGGGACATGGAGGCGTCAGGGGATGACTACAGTTCTGCACTGCAGAACCTCGTAGGATGTATCATCACAGAGATGCCAAGAATCTGTGCTATCAAGATCTACATGTACACTGGACCTGAGGTCGCCTGGTTCTTGACCGAGCACCTCCAAACTCTCGGATACCGGGTTCAGCTGATCAAGCCCAATACCTCCAACATTCAGAATTCTGAAGTGTTCGTTCTGGCTCAGAGAACTGATTACTCCCCTTCAGACATTAGCAGGGGCGATATCTCCGAGTGGGCCCAGAGTTTACTCGACTTGTGCGCTGAGAAGGGCATTCGGTCCTGGGCTGCAACGCTGCGAGACAGTGCACAGTGGGCCCTCCAATACACACCTTGTGCTTTCACACCTCCGCTGCTCTCCACAATAGCTCCCCTAGGACGGGAGTCAGTTGTTGGTGCACTCACGTCGATCAGCCAAACTTTGTTGGAGTGGTCGGCCACATACAGGGACTCAGGCTCACAGAGAGAGCGAGGGTTTCAGCACCTTCTGGGGTCCAAGAGCCGAGGGGCCGCACTGGCCGTGTTTGACTACTACTCAACCATTTCGGCTGTTGTCTTGTTTATTGAAACAGACGAAAGGTATCGAGCAGAGGACAAGCCTCCACTCTATGACACAGGCCGGTGGGACTGGATGGTTTCGATGGCTCCAAAGTTGGCAGGTCTGGCGGAGGCTGCCCCGGACAAGTACCATAGGTCCCTTCTCCTCAGGAAAGTGGGCCAGATCCTCACCATGTGGAACCACGTGCAGAACGGCCTTTGTAGGCTAGCACTAGGCCTTCTCAAGGAACTCCTTGACAATTCAGGGCTAAAACATCTGGAGGACGCAGTGAGGGAGGGTCTGGATCCGTTGACTGTTGAGGGGTGTGTGAGCGAGTACCGGGCGTCCTGCCCAGCTCCAGAGTTGCTAACCTGGAGGCAACCCCAATGGGATGAGCTGTTCAGGGCCTTGGTTGTGTTCCAAAGGGCAGAAGGATACACCCATAGTGAGATCAGTTCGCAAGACGACTGGCTAAGAGTCACTGCAGACGCCTATGTTGGGCAGTGCGCGACCGGACGCCCCGGCACCCCGTCTTTGACAGTGGGAATGTCCCACTCAAGAGCATTGCTCCTGACAGAAATTACGAGGTCAAGTGATGTCCTCATCATCACCTTAGGAGATGAAAATAGAAAGAATGAGCGAGTGAGGTATGAGGAGGTTCGGCGCTCATGCTTCACCACTCACTTTGGGTCTGTCGAAATATACCATGTCAAGTAGAAAAACTTCAGAAGTTTTTCTAGTTTACACCACCTCTACGGCCATGACAAGTCAGTAGCGAAGGCTGATCACTGTGAGGGTTCCCCTCCATGCTCCAACGACTCGCTGAGTGTCGGACTGGAGGATTTTCAGCTCCAGAGGGCTGATGCTTCCGCAGGGGACGCGTATAGTCTTTATGACCGAAGGCCAGCTCACTTCGATCTGCTGATGGCCCGCTGTGGCCTTTCTGTCGACCACTGGATAGGAATCATCTGGCAGTGCCAGAGGGTTCCGCTGGCTGCAGAGGAGCTGGTCCACCAGCATCAGCAGAGCAGTGGAAGCCTCTGCCGGCTGAGCCTTGGGCGAAAAGCGCCATACACGGAGGGTTGTGAGACCCAGGTATTTGCGGAGGTCAAAGGTCTGACTCTCGGCAGACAGAACACTCTTCCTGTAGTACTTCATATATGTAGACCAGGCTCCGCGGAAGATCGCTTCAAGCAGAGTGTCCTTCGGCTCTTGCTTCCAGCCGAGGTCACCTTTCCCTGCCTCCCACAAGAGCTCTATGGCTGCCTTATGATCAAAAGGCTGCGTCAGGCCTGGAGAGCAAAGGGCTAGCTCCCGGGTTTCCGCCCCTTCCGGACAGGCAACGACAGCATACTCCTCGAGTCCCAGCTTTGCGGGAGCCGGAGTTTCGCTGTCCCATGACATCAGCCACGCATTGGACGGGGTGATCACTAGGCCGCAGAACGAGCTAGGCACGAAGACATTGTCCGAGTCGAGGACCAGGACCCAGAGCCTCTGGCGAGTCCCCTCAGCAGGAAAGCTCGTCGCGTAGAACACGGCTCCCTTTGGCGTGGAACTCATGGTGTGAACTGAAGGTGAACTAACCACTAAAATTTTCTCTTGAATCTTTTTCTCTTCAGTGAAGATCCTCTAGCCATCTTCGAGGGACACCACTCTCCGTTGAGCGCTGAACAGCATAACACATAGTTTTAT